TTAGAGAATAGTATTACTGAATACTATTCCCGAAATCTACACATGGGCTTGAGTGTCTGGGTGCATACCTGCAAGCGAGCGCGAGGCCGTAGGCTCATGTCTGAAATTCTCTTAGAGAATTTCGCAAATTCTCTGAATAAGAATTACTGAATCTTATTCAGAGAATCACCTGCGAGGGCATACCTGCACCAGCACCCCTGCTTGCGCTCACACACCCCAGCGCGAGTAAAATTCTCTAAGAGAATTTCGCAAATTCTTTCCAAGAATTTGAGGCATGAGCCTGTTCGTGCCTTTAGATTTACCGCCGACCCTTGTCTCTTTAGAGACAAAAAATTGTTGAAAACCAAACCTCTTGTATCATGTGAAATCTCTTTAGAGATTTTAGCAAAAGAAGAGATATGATTGATGAATACATATCTCTTCTTTAATGCGAGAAGTTTGTTTTTGCTTTAATGCTATCTCTGATAGCATTATCTGTTGGCTCTGCGATTTTTGCCTAATCTTAGATTTTTATCTGGAAATAGTGGCTTTTTAATTAGCCTACGGCTAATTACTTTTAGACTATGTCAAGATAAAGAAGGCTATTAGACTGATACCGATTTTTAGTCTAAAGACTAACTACCTCTATCAGACTTTTATTTTGCTGCAGCAAAATAATTCTTGGAGAAAACCGGCCAATTTACTATGCGAAAGAAACCTCGATGAGGTTTCTTTTTCATCTATGGTAAATTAGCAAAAAATTGTTAGTGAAAATCAGCCCTTTATTTATGTAAAGAGAAGGCAGAGCCTTCTCTTACTATAAATAAAAAAAAAAAGGGGCTACCCCCCCCGAAGGGGGGGTAGCCCCGAAGTCGGCATTTGCCGTTTGGTCAAATTTTTGATACCCCTAAAGGGGTATCAAGCGATGTAACCCTGTGCTTTAGCACAGTGGAAGCAAATTCGATTTGCTTCGCCGTCATCTCCGAAGGAGACGACTACATCGTTCTTGGTTGTTTTTGCTTGGCAGTTGATACAGTTTTGGCTCATCAGAATGAAGATGGAACTACCCCTCTTAAACCTATCTCGTTCTTGCTTCTTGAACCCCCCTAAAGGGGGGGTTCATGAAGCAGTTTCAAAACTGACCGATTTTGAGGTCGGCAGAGAATCTCGGACAGACCCCCCCTCTTTAGAGGGGGGGTCTGAACCCCGGATTTTGCTAAATTTTTTAACCGGAGACCCCCCTAAAGGGGGGGTCTCCGGTTAGTGGTCTGAAACTTTCGGCAAGTCAGCAACAACTTACTTTCCGGGGAACCCCCTAAAGGGGGTTCCCGGGAAAGTAAAAGTTTACCTGCCCCCTCTTTAGAGGGGGCAGGTAAGTTGATTTCGACCAGAATTTTTAGGTTGCCCTAAAAATTTCTACCTCTACGAGGTAGAAATTCCGGGTCGAATTTTCGGCTTATTTTTAACCCCTTTGGGGTTAAAAATATAAATAAAAATGCTACAAAAATTTGACAGTCGGCGAGCCGACTGTCGCCCAGCACCTCTCAAAATTTTTAAAAATTTTTTTCAAAAAAATGTGACATACTTGCTTGAGGTATTTCTCGGCCTTCGATTATTTTTTTGCTTACTTGGCTTTCCCCATTTATTCATATCAACGCCAGAACCCATCATGGGGATGTCGCTCGTGATATTTGCGAATTGGTCTACTGCGTGTGCGAGTGCCATTACCATATCGTTATGTCTTCCTTTGTCAAGAATATCCCCCTCTTTCCAGACATGGGATTCTAATTCGTCTAACAAGATATTTACCATCTTGCGAGTATCGTGGTCGCCATAAGGCAAAATAATTCTTCCCTGCTCAAACCATGTCCTAAGCCTTGTCATTAGACCTTGCTTTAAGGTCTTATTGCTGACCTTTGACATCTTTACATTTAGATGCAAATTCTTTTCTCGTATAAGACTCTGGTAGAGATGTTGGAAACCTACAGACTCAAAAGCAAATAGAGGTCTATCATATTTTTCATTCCAACTTGCTATTTGGTCTATCTGTTTTACAGGGGGGAAATCATTTCTGCGCCATATATTTACAAGATGCAAATTATTATCTTCATCTCTTCTCATGCAGACCATAACCGAATAGTCTTTACCTATACCATGTGAAGGGTCAAAACCAATTACATATTCATCGGAATATAATTTATCGTTCTGCAATACTGTGTCAATGTCAAGATTCTTACGAGTTAATGTAGATGGGAATACCGCAGAATCATCATCAACTACTTTACAGAGATATTCTTGCGTAAATGCTAACTCACCAATCGCTTCTCTCTGCTCAAGTAAAAACTCAATAGGTCTTTCTTCCGGCCACAGACATACTGCTTCAATGTTATCGGGGTCATTACGCCATTCGTCATAATTAAGAATTGAACCTTTAACCCAATTATTCCATCTCTGATTATTTAGCATCTCTGTGTGATATAAATCATTCATAGACATCGGAGTGCCTACACAGAAAATTGATGTTCCGGGTGAAAGCATAGGTGTCATTTTCTTACGAAACCAAGTCTGATATGCTTCATAAGACATATCATTTTGGTCATCAAGTATATCGTCAAGAATAATAGCGGCTGGGTGTTCACCACGAATACCAGAACCGACTGATGTAGCCTTAATCCATGCACCATTAGTAAGATGCAATTCTAATTTATTTCCTTTCTTAGGGTCAAGCATACGAGATAACTCTGGATGTCTTTTTAAATCCTGTCTCATCTCTTCAAGACGGTTTGCTGCTAAATCTTTATTACTTGAAAACAACCACATCTTAAAAGGTTTACCACGCCACTTCTGAAAAAGAAGCATATGTAGAGCCTTTATTCTAAGCGTAGTTGATTTACTATGGTCTCTTGGTGCTATGATGCAGACTCTATGAACCTGTGCGTCACCTCTTTCTCCGTATAAATCTAACCACTCGCCTATGTGATTGCCCCAATTATAACCTAACCATTCATAGAAATGTTGAACATCATATTTAGACCTCTCCATATGAAAAGCAGTTAATATATTTTCTCTCACTCTTCTTCATCTCCGTAGAACATGGGGAGGCCAACCCATTCTGAAATACCCAGAGCAAGCATGTTAGCCTCTTCTCTTGTAATAATTACACCTACAACCATATCTTCTGCAAATATATTGATAGCAAGCATTTCATTAGTTAATTCTGTCATAATTACTTCTTTATTTTTAGAAGCCCAAATCCTCGTCATTTTCATCTTCTCCATTCAAAGCCCTTAGTGTTCTTATACCATGCCTTAAATCTGAAAAGACTTGTATTTCTCTTGAATGTGGCGATAAGATGGCTACCGGACAAGTCGGCCTTTCACGAGGGAAACCGCACATCTCACCAAAAGTATCTACTATCTTGTAAGCACCCGGCCTAATAGCCCATCTTTCAACTCCATGTTTTGTGAAAGGTGCAATAACAGGAACATGGTGATGCCCTACGACACCAATATCGAAGTCGGCTTCGCCATCTTCCCACATCTTCTTAATGACACGAGTTGGGTCTATCTGCGAATTACCTCTGCGTTTATGTCTAACAGATATATGATAAGCAATATCATTTACCCAAAGTCTGATATTTAATTCATGTGCATGGTAAAGAATAGACCTATCTTCTGCGAATTTCTTTAGAGGGTCATAGTCAGTCATACCAGCAGTCCAGAGGTCGTGATTACCAGCAACAATAGCCATAAGACTATCGCCAGACATATCTAAGTAGTGTTCGCATAACTTCCATTGAACGGAAGGGGGGATTGGTGCTTTCATAGCAGGTCGTGGTTTGTCAACAATAAAGTTGTCTATATAGTCACCAGCATGAATTACAAAACAATTAGGTTCTCTTTCAATCATCTCTGTATCAAGCCTTAGTCTCTCATGGTCACAGAAAGGATTACCTATGTGCTGGTCACTTGCGAATGCTATTGCGATATATTTGTCTTCGGGAGTCTGCATACGAATATCTGCCCATCGGTTATGTTCAATGTTTGCTATTGCCGTCTTAGCCTTCTCTTCAATAGCCATCCAGAGGTCTTCACCGTCTGATGACGCTTTCTTTAGATGCTCAACAATAAAATTAGGTTTCTCTGTTCTTGTGATTGCACCATTATCATAAGCAGACCTAATTCTCTGCCTCCATGCTTCAAGACTAATGCTACTATCTCTTCTATGTAACATACGAGCAAGAGACAAAACAGAACCATCCCAAACTTTAGGAATAGCACTATTATATCTATTTTCAAAGTCTGGAAATAAATCTGGCTCTTGTTGGTTTGCTCTTGTTATGAAACTATTCCAAGAAGCAAAAGAATGCTCTGGGTACTCAACTGCAAGCCACCTTGCATATTCTACTTTATTACCTGTGTATTTATTCAGATTCTCAACGACTATGGCTAACCTACTTGCTTTATCCATGTGTGTAAGTAGATACTTATTACTTAATAAATGTAATTATTTTTGTGTCTCTGAAAGATTTCAGAAAGAAATAAACGATAAACTGCTCAAAAGTTAGAATAATTTTGTTTTTTTTCCTAAAAGTCAGAAATTAAAGGCAAATTCACTATATTCTATTATAATAAGTATAATACTATAAGAAATAAAAAAGAATTACTGATATAGGCTCTCAATGATGCGTTTAATTCTTTTTTTATTCTTTCTATGTCTCCAAAATAAATAAAGTAAAACCCACCATAGCATTTCAGCCGCAAGAACATAATATGATAGTATCTCTATCATAGAACTCAATATGACATAGTGTCATATGATATTATTGCTGGTTTACCCATTCATTTATTAATTATATTGTCAATGAACCCAACATGGCGCGAAGAAACTTGTTCAGCCGACTTTTTGGGGGCAAGGCTGAAGACGAAGAAATAAGTTTCACGGCATCAAAAGATATGAGACATAATGTATCACACAGACATCCTCTGGTATTAGCGGCTGGTATGTCTGATATTATTGAAGAGACCGATAAACTTCGAGACAATGCTCAATACGATAATGATTTCTATCTATTTGATGATATGTTGAGATTAGACCCAGAGTTAAATGGTGCAGTTAGAGCAGTTAGCCTTACGGCTAACAACTATCACATAGACTACTCAAGAGCCAGAAATGCAAGAATCCGTGATGCCATCAGAACATTAACAGAAGAAACACTCGACTTTGACGATTTCCTAATTAATGCTATGAGAAACATGATGGTCTACGGGAATGATATAAACAAATATGTAGGAACAAGTAGAGAAGGCATTACCGAGTTGCAGTCTCTACCCGTAGGGCAGATGACAATTGTAGACGAAAGACCACTTACCTCATCTATTGATGAGTTTAATCCTATCATAAACCCAGAGAGATATATCTTAAGAGAAGGGGAACAGACCGTTGAAGAAATACCTGCTGATGAGATATTACATATCAGAACAGATTACAGAAGCAATTGGTATACAGACAATGAAGAAAGAGTCACATACGGTATCTGGGGTGCATCAAGATTTACTTCTCTAAAGCAAGCAATCAGAGCAAAATACAATAGCATGAATAATAGAATCGCTCTTGAAGATGCTATGACAAAACAATACATAACTATTGACAAATCTGCAATAGCACACATACAAGACCCAAATGAACAGAGAGAAAGACTAAGATACATTATGGAACAAGTAGTTTCTACATTAGAGTCTCTGCGTGGAGACCAAGTACCAATTTTCCCAGACTATGTAAGTATTCAACACATTGACCAAAGAACCGCTATACCAGACACTACTTCCTTCCTTGATAATGTAAATGCTGATATTGCAGCGGTTCTACAGGTTCCAAGAACGGCGGCTGGTCAAGAAAGAGGTTCAACTTTTGCTGCGTCATATACTGCTAATCAATGGTCTGCTACCGCTATCCGTAGAATGTTAAGCATTCTAAATCAATCTGTCAGAGAGATGTTTTCAAAACATCTTGAGTTATTGAATATTGCACATACTATGGCAGACCTTCCTCAATTAGTCTTTGAACCAATTGATGAAGAAAGTAAGATTGACAAGATGCGAAGAGTGAATATAGGTTATAATGCAGGTATACTAAGTCTTAATCAATCATTAGAAATCATCGGTCTTCCAGAGATAGGAGAAGAAGGGGATATTAGAAAAGACGGTTCTCAAGTGCCTATGGGCGAAATGCCAAGACAGAACGAAAATGTAAATGATAATCCGGGTCGTGGTGCTGATAATGGCGAATGATGTTCTTGAATTTAGAATAGAAGCAGTTGAAGAAGATGTAAGAGATTTAAAATCTCTTACTGTTAAGATAGTAGAGGCACAATCTCGCACAGACTCAAGATTAGCAGGTCTTGAGGGGCAACTTAAAATACAGAACGATGTGCTTCAAAATGGTTTTAAATTAATCCAGAAAGTCATATTGGCTGGGATAGGTATAATAAGTTTAATTCTTACAGGAACACAAGTGATGGTATGAGGTTTGAAGTAATATCAGACCACGAAGATTTATGCAGAGAGTGGGGGTCAGACCTCCTAAAAGCAAGCGAAAAGGGTTATCCAGATATATACGATGATGCTCTGCATTGGGTGATGTATGATAATGACTTACCAATAGCATACACTACTTCTGTTTTTTGCGAAAACTTTCTGCTTGTAGGAAATACTTATATTAGAAAAGAGTATAGGGGTAGAGGTCTGCACACTCAATTACTTGAATATAGAAACAAACATCTCGGTAGACTTCCAAAAGTTACCTGTGTTAATCCCATAGAAGGCACACACATTAATCAATTAATAAAAGTTATAAGTCG